GGTACTAGAATGAAAGATGAACTAAAATTTGAACACGACTACCGCCAAGAAGAGAATGCGGAGTTTGATAAAGTAAGGGGCGAATATGACACCCGAGATGGAGACATTAGCGATAATAAACGCAGCACAGTATGCGGGCAGTAATGGTGGGCTAGTACTTGCAGGCATGATGATCCCAGGATGGGTCGCAGCAGGTTTTTGTGTCCTTTTAGTTATTGCATTCGGCATCTTGCTTATTGTTTTTGAACATTTTACTGAGGATAAGTAGTATGCTAGACATACAAGGTAAGTATAACACCGCAAAGGTTTTTACAGACAACATTGATAATGCAGCCTACTCCCAAATTCTGAATATGATGTGTCAGTGTTGGGCAAGGGACTCACAAGTTCGCATCATGCCTGACGTGCATGCCGGAAAAGGATGCACGGTTGGAACGACTATGACTATTAAGGACAAGGTCGTTCCTAATTTGGTAGGTGTAGACATAGGCTGCGGTATGCTAGTCGCCAAACTTAAGGATAAGTTCATTGAGTTTGGTAAGCTAGACAAAGTGATTAAAGAAAAAGTGCCATCAGGAAAGGAGCATCGTAAGAACAAGCACCGTTTTGCGAATGACTTTTCTCTTGATGACTTGATTGCTGACGTAAAGGGAGAAGAACTCCTTGCGATTGGTTCGCTTGGCGGCGGTAATCATTTCATTGAAGTTGACAAAGACGACGATGGCGCCTTCTATATCGTAATTCACTCAGGATCTCGTCATCTTGGTGTAGCTGTTTGCGAATACTGGCAGAACAGAGCTATCAAGGAATGCCGTGAACTGACTGACCAGCGAGGCGAAGAGGTCGCAAAGCTCAGAGCACAAGGTAAGTCAGACGCTGAAATCAAGGAAATCCTGAAAGACTATGACCACTTCTCAGTTCCGAAAGAATTATCTTATTTGAAAGGCGAGTCGCTTGAAGGCTACTTACATGACATGGCTATCGTTCAGGAATTTGCAGCACAGAACAGAGCTGCTATGCTTGATGTCATTGTCAAGGAGATGGGTTTCAAGGTTGTTGAGAAGTTTGAGACCATTCATAACTACATTGACCTGAAGAATATGATCCTTCGTAAGGGCTCAATTTCTGCACAGGAAGGTGAGCGTGTAATTATCCCTATGAACATGAGAGATGGTTCACTTATCTGTGTTGGAAAGGGAAATCCTGACTGGAATTATTCAGCACCTCACGGCGCAGGACGCCTTATGACCCGTGCTGACGCAAAGAACTCAATCTCTATGAAGGACTATAAGGAAGCAATGAAGGGAATCTTCACTTCTTGCGTCTCAGCGGCGACGATTGACGAATCTCCTATGGCCTACAAGCCTATGGAAGAAATTATTTCACTGATAGAGCCTACTGTCTCTATTGAAAAGATCATCAAGCCGGTCTATAACTTCAAGGCCGCATTTTAAGGAGATAATATGCGAGAAGTAATTTGTAATAAGATCTTTCCTCTTCTTGGTGTTCTGCTTGTAGCGGGATCATTCCTCGTATGTTTTATCCCGCCGCTGAACGAAAAGGCAGACGAAGCTCTTGAACCTTTATGCACACAAACCCTGCCAAGCCTTTTTCCCGACAACTTGCCTAACTTGAGCGAGATGTACTATCATTATGATTGGGAAAAGATTCAGACAGGCACATTCCCGAGGTAAATTATGGGTTACACAATCAAAGCAAATTTTCCTGGTGGAGAAGTATACCCTGCCGAACAAGGCGGGGCAACACTTGACATCAAGGAAGCAAAAGTAATGCCAGATAAGTTAGAAATGTATAAGTTTGCCGTCCAGTGGTGCGGCAAGTATGCATTCAAAATGATTACCGTCCACTAATAAATAAAATAGGTTTAGTTCATTCGTGAAATTGAAGGTTCGCTGGAGATTTCTAATGAATAAGTGGGAAAGACGATGGCAATTTCAATTAGATTGGGTACACGACATGGCAGAATATGCCAAGTCAGTATGTCCAGATGTTGACTCTGTTAAGTACCGCCTAGCCTTGGAAGAATACGTTCGCAGTGACCGTTTCATTCAATTTCGTGAAAAGTGGGAATCTGAAAATGGTAAGTTGGAGGATGAAACATGACACCTGAAGAAATGAAAGAATTCATGAACGGACAAATTGAAGAAATGTTGAAACATAAGTGGATAGAGTCAGAAAAAGCAGGTTATGATTTGGGCGAGGAAGCAAATAAAGATTACCTCAAAAATCATGCATCTGCATATCGTGAAGGCTGGAATAAGAACCATCCTGACTCGGTATAAATAACTAAAATGGTTTTATAAGGAGTTTTTCATGCAAGTAAATGAAGCGTTAAGAATTGACGGATTTGATGCGGAAACACAGCATGCCTTTGACAAGTTGGCAGCCTATCTAGCCGTATTTAAGCACAGAGCAAATCCAGCAAGTCCAAGATATGTCACTAAGCTAAATGAATTCCAGTTGAAGTTTATGGAATTTATGGATAAAGCACCTACCAATCGTGCAAAGCTCCAAGTAAAATCATACATTTCTGAAATTCAGAACCTTCTTGATGCTGCAGTCACCGCACCACCTAAGGAAAAGAAAGTAAATCTTGGTGGTGGAAAGCTTAGAAAGGTCAAGGCCGAAAAGGAACCTGTCGTCTATGCTAATCCGAATGACGGTGGCGAGTATTATGATGGTGACGTTCATGTCTATGAAGCACCGGCTGAAGAAGATGATCCTGAAGTCGCTGAAGATCTAAAGACTCTCCGTAAGGCAGGCGCTCGAGTATCTCGTTAAGCAGAACTCATAAGAAAATTTTTAAGCGGACGCATTTTGTGCGTCTGCTTTATTATATTTTATCAACAAACTAGGAGTATATATGAATAATGGTTTTGATGTGAAGAATTTAGTTCAACAGAAAGATCCTGCAAAGGACGAGGCTTGGCGTCGTGATCCGATTCGTATCAAGATGCTTATTAAGCAGTGTGCTGATGCTTGCGGTCTTGTGTTGAAAAATCCGAAACCCAACTGTCCGAAGTGTCATGGCAGAGGTTGGACTGGAGTTGATGTAAATACAGGCAATCCTGTTGTATGTCGTTGCGTCTTCCAGAAAGAAGATCTGCATAACCCAGAGGAAGTAAGTCCGCAGTATCTTCGTCCGAAGAACCGCGCTGAACGTCGTGCACAACAAAAATGGATTCAGAAGCAAATGGCAAAACTACCAAAACAGAAAGAAGAAGAACTTCCAGAGACTGACATGTCTATTGAAGAAGAAAGAGACATTCATCTTGGACCGACTGAACTTGGAGAATAATAATGGCAAAGATTGCATCTAATGTATGGGTTGAGAAGTATCGTCCGAAGCGTGTGAAGGATATGGTCCTTCCGAAAGACTTCATGACATTCTTTAAGAAACTTGTAGACGAAAATGGTGAAGACGGTATTCCGAATATCCTTTTGTCTTCGCCAACTCCAGGTACTGGTAAGACATCAATCGCAAAGGCAATCGTAGCTGATCTTGAAGCAGACTACATTTACATCAATGCGTCTTCGGAAAACTCCATTGATGTTCTCCGTAATCAAATTGCTGGCTTCGCAACGACAATGTCCTTTAATGGCAGTCGCAAGATCGTTATTCTGGACGAAGCGGATGGTTTGACGCCGCAGTTCCAAAAGGCCTTGCGTGCATTTATTGAAGAATTTGATAAGACTTGCCGTTTCATCTTGACTTGTAATAACATTGGCAAGATCATTGAACCGCTTCGTCAGGGAAGAACGATGGTGTTTGACTTTGACATGGGCAAGTATAAGGACGAACTGATTCCGAAGATCTGTGCTCGAATTAAGGGTATTCTTCAACACGAAGAAGTTGAATTTACAGATGAAGCAGTTCAGAAGGTCGTTGAAAAGACATTCCCGTCTATCCGTAAGGCAATCGCTTTCTGCCAACAGTATGTGAAGATTCATGGCAAGTTGGATGAGAACGCCGTTCCGAAGGATAATGATGTTGAACTTGTGAAGATTTTCTGTGGCGGACCTAAGCCGAATGTCACTGGAACTATGGCATACATGGAGAATGAAGGTTTGTCTCCGACTGAAGTATTCCATATCTTGTGGAAGACATTCGTTCCGTCTGAAAAGTGCACAAACAAGCGTCAAGCAACATTGACGATTGGTGACTATGAAGCTCAGTCAATGATTTCAGCAGATCCTCCTCTTCAGGTTGAATGCTGCTTGTTGAGACTTCTAGAATTTATAGGTAAGTAAATATGTTTGACAGTCAGCAACTAGCATTTGACAGTTTCTTGCTTGGGTATAAGCACGGCGTGTATGTGTTCGTCTCGGACTCATGCGATGCCTGTGTTCGCTATAAGCAGGAACTTGAGTACATCAACAACTGCTACTTGTATATAGTGGAGACGCCTATGGTCAAACAGCAGGCTATCCTCGAGAAACTGACTGGTCGTTCAGTATTCCCTCAGACTGTAGGATACTTTGACAATCAGATTAAGTTCGCAAGAGCGGGTATTGAATTTGAGAAGCAACAGTCTGAAATCATTCTTCCGTTCTTGGCACAGTTCCCGAAGGAGCCGTTGACCGAGGCGGAGGTTGAAGAACGAATAAGAAAGCAGAAAAATCGTTGTCTTTTGACACTTTATGCCTTCAGTACTGATGTTGATGACGAGACACGCAACAAGACAGTGCTTAAAGGCGCATCACTAAATGAATTTGCGATAGATATCTCAAAGGTAGGCGTTGGTCTGCCGAACTCCGAAAGAGAACGCCTCATTGAAGGTCAGTATCATACCGCTCGTCTTGTTGTGTATAAGCATAAAGACCAGCCTTCGCAGTTAGGTGACTTCGAGCGCAGTATCGTGATGGGATATGCCTCCGTAAATCCAGAGATACAGTTTATCGTGAGGGACCTTGAAAATGAATGACATTGAAAAAGTAATCTCGAACTTGAAATGCGAGTATGACCAAGTGCCTTGTGGCAACATGGGCTATGACAATATCATCAGAGCTCGCATCGGCAAAGATCCAAAAGATATCGTATTCTTTTTCTTTATGCAAGGCGTATTTCGTTTTGCTTATGACAAAGACAAGACTTACGATAATGTAGATCTGGCTATTTCAGAGACCAATAAATATAGCGTATGATTGAAATTATTGCAGTGAGTAAGCGTAAACCTGGTCAGAATGATACTGACCAAGTTTTCTATATTGAAGACCGCCCCGAATTTGAAGGCATAGCAGACAAGTATAACTGGGCTATTGAGAATATCGTTTTGAAGTCAGACGATGATGTTATCTGTTTCAGACACGATGACACTTCGTTCCGCACACCAGAAGATATGATCATTGGTCAAGTCCGTCGTGCTTTCGAGAAGGGCGCTGGTGTATGTGGCGTGATTGGAACGATCATGCTTGAGAATTCTTGCACTTGGTGGAGACCTAACCGTTATCTTAACGGCTCTGGCTACATCATTCAAGGTGGCTGGGAACCGTTGAAGGACAAAGACGGTAAAGAGGTCATCATTGATGGCAAGAAGGCGATGAAGAAGATTGAGTATCCGATGGCGGATCATCGAGGCACGCATGACTATCTTGCGACCGTTGATGGCTGCTGTATGTGGATAAACAAGAAGCTCTTTGAAGAAGGCGTTCGTTTTGACCGCTCTTTGAAAGGCTATCACTTCTACGATGTTGACATTTGCCTTCAGGCTCTGTCCAGAGGGTATAAAGTATCAACCGTCAATGTAGTTGTGAAGCATGAAAGCATTGGCGAAATGCCAGCAAATTTTGATGAACTCCGTAAAGTTGTATATGACAAATGGAATAAACGAGTAGACTCTTGGCCGATTTCACGACTATCAAAGTTCCATGAACCGGAGGCCGGAGATGAGACAGTTGATAGAAAATGAATACGAATACCTTTCAAAGAAGTATGTTGAGGCTGACTGGACAATGGCGTCTAGCCAGTCAGAAGGTATATGTATAGGTAAGATCTGCAATAAGATCATCGTAAACATTCTCTATCCGTCTCGCCAGTTCATTTTGAATACGGAGATTATGAATATCATCAAGGATAGACACCCGTTTGATGGAAAGACGAAGTGGCTCATTGAAAACAGCTCGGTGCTTATGAGCCTTGATGATAACAAGAACGAATTAGGAAAAATTATAAGTTTTCTTGCTCAAAACCTAAAACTTTATTATATTGAACAAAAGAAGGAAGAAATTTATGCCGCGAAAGACAACTACAAAAACATCCAAGCCCACATCTGCTACTGAAGAAACTGAAAAGAAGATTGGACTATTTGATGTACTTGAGATGATCCAGGGCAAAAGAACGCCTTGGGACGAACTGTCTGATGATTATAAGAACGCATACAGTCAGTTTATGATTAACCGTTTCTGTGCGTCTGTTGATTTTCTTTGTCCACTGATTTGTAAATTGACGACAATGAAAACATTGACGAACGAGCAACATTATTACTTGTTGACGAATTCTATTCCGACTGGCCGTAAATTCTGGTTCAACTATAAGGCGTTCAAGAAGGAGAAGGCCGATAAGGACGAAGATTTTCTTATTTGGGCAGTTTCAAAGGAATACGAGATCGGTTTCCGCGAAGCGAAGACTTATATAAATAATTTAGATTCTACCGAAAAGGCTCAATTAAAAGAGAAATGGGAAGAGATCTATAAAAACAAGTAAGAGGATTTAAGATGAAGTTGGAGCACAAAACATTTAAGGAAATGTTGACCGAAGCTTCTGTTGGTACCAATGATATTTTCCGTGCTACTGAAAACATCGTAAAGTACCTTGGAAAGCAGTTGAGCGCTGTTTTCAAGGAGATTGATGGTCAGGAATACGCAAACAGCACAGGTAACTATTTTGGTTTCCTATACATTTGCTCGGAAAATAATGCCGCTCTCCGCGTGAACTGGGACGGCAACACATTCCATTCTATCAACTATTGGCAGAACTACGCGACCGATTTGGTCCCGACATTGGAAATCTTCACAGGTAAGATTGCTCCGGGTCAGTCTTCATTCGCTCGCCTTCTACCAGAAATTGCTGAGATTATCAAGAACGGTGGCGTTCCATCTGAAGATGATGAAACATACGATGATCTCGAGGAACCTGTTGACGAATCTTTGAACGAAGATGTCGAGTATAACGGCGAAGTTTACAAGTCTCGCGTTGAAGTCGTTAAGGCAATGTATGACGCTGGTAAGTCTATTGATGAAATCAAGACTGTTGTAGGCTATCCTCCTGGACATATTCGTAAGCTTATCGCAAAGTATACTGGCGAGTCTGAACCGCAGACTTCTACTTCCGGCAAGATTAAGGTTCTAAAGGGACAGCCGGAAACATTGACTCCATCTAAGGCTTGTAAGAAAGCACAGCAGATGCTTGACGACACCGAATACGCTGACCCAGATGTCGTATTCCACGAACTTGAACAGTACTGTTCTTTGATTGGTAAGGGCCTTCTTACTGCATTGATGATTACTGGACAGGGTGGTGTTGGTAAGTCATTCACCGTAACCGATACATTGAGAAAGTTCGGTAATAAGGGCGAAGACTATGTGATTATGAAAGGTCACTGCACTCCGTCTGCTATGTATAAGTTCCTTTACAACCATTATAACCAGATCTGCGTCTTCGATGACTGCGACTCGATCTTTGATACCGCTGATGGTATGAATATCTTGAAGGGTGCATTGGACTCTGGTGACCCACGAGAAATTTCATGGATGACAAAGGGCGGTGACATCGTTGATACCTTTGGTATTGAAAATCACGAAGAGATTGAAGCACGCCTTGCTGAGTATTCTGGATCTCACGGCGGTAAGGAAGGCACACCTTCATACTTTATCTTTGAAGGCGCTGTAATCTTTATCTCTAACTTGTCAAAGCAACAGATTTACAAGAAGGACCGTGCTATCCTATCACGCTGCACTACCATTGATATTACATTGACTGCTCGTGATGTTATCAAGCGCATTCAGACTGTGCTTCCGCACATCAAGGTCTATGCTGCTTTGAAGGGCAAGGGCAAGAACGGTGGTCGTGATATTACAAACGACGCTATCAAGAAGGAAGTCTTCGCATGGATTTCTTCTGACGAGTACTTGAACCACCCGAAGATGAGAGGTAAGGAAATCAACTTCCGTCTATTTGACCAGGTATATAAATATCGCTATGGCGAATTGGAAGATTGGAAAGAGCTAAGCTACAGAGCAGGTGGCTAATTTACGCCAAAATAATTTTGGAAAATCTCCTATGAAAGTAGGAGATTTTCTTTTACATGCATCTTAAGAAAATTTTTGCTTATTCGCATTTTCGTCAAAACATTGTTATATTTTAATCAGAGGTAATTAGATGAAAAAGATCATCTTCGGAATTTTGTTTGCTGCTTGCATGGCTTTTGCTGCTGACAAGTTGACACTTGAAGTCTGCAATCCTAACTTCTGTTATCTGCAGAAGCTCGAGAACGTAAAGTCTTGGGAGTGGAAGACTGACTTCGCTGGACATAAGTTCGTTCGTGTCTACTTTTACGACAAGAAGCTACTTGACATCAAGGGCGACAATGTTACTATCAAAGTAAAGAAGGACAGAAAATAATGTGCGTCAAAATCAAAATCAAGAATAAGAGCAGCAGGGATATTCCTGAAGAGCTTGTTGAGGATCTTCCTTTTAAGACCCTTGACCAAATCAATGAAATTGCTGAACAGTATAATCTAAAAGTGATTGAGATGTCAAGAGAATATGATGACGGTCACTTGGTGGAAAATGAACTAACTTTTGGAGATAGATATGTCAAAGAAGATTAAGTGGGGTTTTATAGAACCTTTAACCGGAGGTATGGCGCTTGGCGCTGAAAAAGCAATTGGTTCCGCACCTGACTGGGTACTTTCTTTCCCGGGATTCTGCAATCATACCGAAAACGAAGACGGTTCTGTCAAGAGTGCTATGAATGAATATCATTACTTGACTTACATGAAGAAACATAACAAGTTGCCGCCTTACCTGACTATCAACAGACACCCGTTTGCTGACTTCACTAAGGAAGAGGATCCTTGGCACCCCGAACTGATTAAGAATGATTTTAGTACTACCGATACCATTGATTTAAGCAATACAGACCTTGTATGCGCATTGCCAGTTTGTTCTGGATTGTCCAATGCCACAACGACAAAGAACGATGAGACGCGTGAACTAAGAAACTGCAACATGCAGTGGATCACAAAGTTCGTTCTTGAACACATCAAGCCCAAGGCATACATCTTTGAAAATGCTCCGGCTTTGTTTGCTGGCGCCAAAGGCAAGCCTATTCGTGAATTTATTGACAAGACCGCTGAAGCAGCAGGTTATTCTGTCACATACTTCAAGACAGACACTTGCTTGCATCACAATGCACAGCGTCGTCCAAGAACATTCGTAATTTGCTGGAAGTGGACTGGCACTGAAAAGGAAATGCCGCCTGTCATCAACTTCGAGAAGGACGAGATTTCTGTCAAGGACTTCTTTGACCAGATGCCTGCTTACGAACAGAACGATGAAATGCCTTTGTCTTGGTGCAACCAGAATATCTTGGACTACTTCATTCAGGCTCACCCGAACGATTACCGTGAGCTCTTGAAGGAACGCACTGGCTTCGCCCACATCATTGAGTGCGGTGAGAAAGACCAGTACATCGAGTTCTGCAAGACTTATCAGTGGAAGAATGATGATCCTGAGACCCAGGAAAAGCATCGTGCTTCAATGATTCGTTCTATCAATCATGCTGCAGAAAAGCACGCAGTAGGATCATGGATTTTTGATACTACGACTGCCGTCATTGACGATAAGAAGAAGATTCCGTCAATCATGCATAAGGTCACGACATCTAAGCTTCACCCGTATAAGGACCGTCTATTGACTGTAGGCGAAATTCTTTACTGTATGGGTATGCCGACTGACTATCACATTTACGGCGAGACCTGTGAAAAGTCTCACCAGACTGGTCAGAATGTTCCTGTGAACACTGCACGATACATCGTTTCTGAAATCGTCCGTGTCCTCAATGATTGGGAAGTCGAGCGCCGCAACACGAACGGCAATCCGTTCTTCGGCGACAATGACAATGTTGAATTTGTAGACAACACAAAGCAGACTTATTCGTTGAAACCGACGGAGAAATAAAATCGTCGGTTCGCATTTTGACGAAAAAGTTATTATATTTTAACTATCAAACAAATACAAGGAGTACATTATGAAGAAACTTTACAAGAACCGCTACGTTATGGACAAGAATACCGGTCTCGTTTACCGCACAGTCACATCTAAGGCTTGTGTAGACGGACGCCGCTTGGTGGAATCATCTCGCATCAAGGACACTTCTTATGGTTCAGCAAGTAAGTTTCAGGGCCTCAAGTGCCAGATCATGGAATCTCAGCTCATTCCTCTTAGCCAGACCGAAGGTGTCATTGCTTGGAGCGCTGAGCAGATCATGCGTAGCAAGGGTTATCGTAATTTGTCTGCACAGACAATTCTTGAGCTTCACAAGATGATGCTTGAAGCAAAGGGCATGTCTCGCGGCTGCGTTGAAAAACTTTTCAGAGGATGTTGCTAATGTGGTTGATTACCAAGTATAAGTGCGATGAAAACGGCAAGCCTTACGGTGATGCATTCCAGACTCCCTGCTATACACAGGACTTGATGGAAGCTTACCGTGGTCGCCATTTCGTTGAAAAGATTGATGAGGTCGTGGGTAACGGCCAGTTGAAGACTGTTTGGTCTCGATAGGTATTGAATGTTCGTCTATTTCGTTAATGACTTGCACATAGATAAACACCTTGCCCACTTCAACCCGGGCAAGCGCGCTTCTCATGCTTATCATAAATGGATGGACGAAAACCTTTTACCCGCCGACACTCTCTGTATCGCTGGAGACATCGCAGATAGTAGTTTATTTTTCCTTGATTTTCTAGCTGCCTGCCGAAATCGTTACGAGAGTGTCGTCTATGTATACGGTAATCACGATATTGGAGTCTACAAGAACGAATACCCGTCAACCCTGCACAAGGTAAGTGCGTTAAATCATTTCGTTGATAGGTTCAAGAAAGCATGTACATCAACTCACATAAAGAAAACAAAGTTTTTTCCGCTTGACGGAAATCAGATAGTTGATGTTAAAGGAACAAAGTTCTTAGGCGCTATGGGCTCGTCCGATTGGTCTTATGGCCGACTGTTAGGCGAGTCTAACGATTACTTCATTGAAAATTGGAAGCACGGTCCCGATGCAAAAGCTTGGAAGAAATGGTGGAGTGATGACCCGTTCGAGATCGTTGAGAATGAGAAAGAGAGATTATTAAAGCCACTTGACAATGAAGCAGTAGACCCAAACATCGTGGTTACTCATTTTGCTCCTTTGGGAGTACCTGTTCCAGATAAGTTTAAGTCCAACTTGAAGACTGGATATTTTTACTGGGACTGTTCAGATATAATAAATAAGTTACCGCAAGGGACTATCTGGCACTTTGGACATACACATGCTCGTTTGAAATATGAGAAAGACGGCATCTTGTATCTGAATAACCCAATAGGATATCCTGGCGAGAATACCAATTTGTTAGGTAAGTTTAACAGAGAAGATTTTTTAATCAAAGTGTGAGGAAACATGATACTTACTCAAAACAAGGTTCTTTTGGAAAACAGCGAACCTGAAAAGACATCAGGCGGTATCTATATGCCTGAAAAGAAAGAAGGAACAGTCTGCTTTAAGGTAGTTGCAGTTGGTCCTGGCCGTTATAACCCACAGACTGGTGGACGCCACCCGATGGGTGTTAAGGTCGGTGACCGCGTGATGGTTAACACACAGATCGCACCTGAAGTCAAGATCACTAAGAACGGTGAAAAGAAGAAGTACTTCATCGTTCCTGAAGAAGAAATCCAGTATATCTTGGAAGATGGTGAAGAATCAACATACGTAACTGCACAGGAGAAGGCTCTATGATGAGACCCAAGTTCAGACTCCTAGACGACAAGATGATCGTCAAGAACCTCACCACTAAGACAGCTGGTGGCCTTGTTCTTCCTGGCATGCTTGTTGCTTACACAATGTATGAAATCGTCGAGATTGGTCCGGGACATTACCTCCGTTCTTGTGGTAAGGTCGTTCCGAATGAAGTCAAGGTTGGCGACCGAGTTCTTATCAACTATGGTTCATGCAAGTCAATCGGAAAATACAAGGATCCGAAGACTGGCGAAGAAGATGAACTGTTCTTGGTAGATAACTCCGAAGAAGCCATCATGATTCTCGAAGATGACGAGACAGTAGTATAATGAAGAATTTCATTAAGAGACATAAAGCACCATTTATCGCCATCGCTGGCGTTCTTGTCTTCACTTTGGTGATGGCATGCGTCGGCGCCTTTGGCCCAACTGTAATGCCTATAGCAAGATTGATTGGTCTATTCCTATTGAAATGGGGTGCTATTGCTTTTGGTTACTTCTTGGTCGTGTTCTTGCCGTTCCGTATTATCAGCGCGTTAAAGCGACGTGATGAAGCGGCAGCAGCAATCATTGAACAGAACAAGAAGATCATTCAACACAACAAACAAATTCAACAAAAAGACAGAGAGAAGGCTCTCGAGGACAAGATCCTTGAGGCTTACTACAAACAAGAGGATGAAGTCTAATGGATAAACAAACACTTGAAAATGAAGTCAACCACCCGAAGCACTACGCATCGCATGAGAGTGGTATTGAAGCAATCACCATCACCCGCTATCTGATGGGCGATTTATCTAACGCTTGGAAGTATGCTATGCGTTATGAAGACAAGGGCACTCCGGGCAAGGACCTGAATAAGTGCTGCTGGTATCTTCGTGACTGGTATAACACATTCCTTGATGAGAACAATGTGGACACTGCACAGACAACTGTTGACCCAATCAACCTTGTAGGAAGAATGCGTCAGGTCGTTGATGCCGAACCCGAACCTCATGTAAAGGAAGTTATGCGTCAGATTCTCCGTATCACTTTGGACGGTGGTCTCGTTGACCCAGCTGGCTTCCGCAAGGCAGTCGATGATCTTGAAAAGTTTGCAGAAAGTTTTTCAAAATAACTATTGACAGTCGCCGAAAAATAATTTATATTTTACAAAAGTTTTTATATAAGGAACACCTATGAACAATTTAACTATTACTTCTACGAATATCCTTCCCATTGAGAACGGCATTGGTGGCTGCGTCGCACTTGCTCAGGTTATCTTGAACGATGCGATTAAGCTTACTGGTTTGAAACTTGTTGAGAATAACGGCAAGCGCTATATCACTTACCCACGCAACACAAGCAACAAGCAGAAGAAATCTTACTTCTATCCCATTGACCAAGAAGTCGCTGATTTTATCTGCAATCGTCTCTGGGCAGATTACGAAGCTGGACTAAATGCATAAGAAGCATAAAATTCCAAGTAACATTCCGCAGCTCCTTCCAAATAAGAAGAAGGAGCTGCTAAAGTTATGTAATAATCCTGAGGCGATTAAGCGTATCATTGCGATGAACAAAGCCGCCTCAGAGGTTTTGGAAAAGAAGAACACAGTCCGCTCACTCTCAGTCGCTGACTGGGCAGAAAGAGCATTCAAGATTTTGCCGGAAGAACTTGATAAGCCGGAAAACCTTGAAAAACTTAAGAACTTATTTCAAGACAATTTCACTGAGGGGTGTATTGATGACTCATGTAATGAACGGAAAGACAGTAACGACAAATGAACTTGTTTCTGAAGTTTTCGCTTCTGTCATTGAAGACGTAAACAAAAACTTTAATGAATATGCGAAAGTCTACATTAAAGATTTTGAAGATTTTAACGAAGGCGATTTTGATGCAATAGCAAAGTGGAAACCCAAGATCGTCAGCAAACTCAACACAAGATTGAACAAGCGTGGTATGGCAGATGGTTGAGTTTTCAGTAGGCAAATCGTATAAGTCTCGAAAGGGAGTCGAGTTTACGGTTATAGATATTAAAGATGATTTAGCAACTATTCAACATCTTAACTTCAAACGTAAGGCTAGAATTATTACTTGGTGTGGCGTTAAAGCTATCACATTTGACTTTGGAAAAGATATGATTTTGGCCGAACCCATTAAACCGATTGAGGATGAGACGGTTGAGTATGGCTATAATCATAAGGAAGTGTTAATAAACAAGAATGGAGAATCTTATGTCAATTTGTTCAAAAGACACCAAGAAGCTTAAGAAGAAGAAGGAAAAGGACCAGCCGAAGCAGATGCCTGAAGAAGGTGTAGAAGCACTTGTTGATGGCGATGTTGAGAAGGCTGAGGAAGTTGGCGTTGACCCAATGGCAATTCCTGACTACTTCAACAATATCCGTAATAACTATTTCGTTGCTAACAGAGTCATTTGGTTGACTGATGATATTGAGTGGCCTATCGTTACTGATGTCTTGAAGAGATTGGCATTTGCTGATGACAAGACTGGCGATCCGATCTGGCTCTTTATTGGATCTTGCGGCGGATTGTGTGATGCTGGTATGGCGCTTGTAGATATGATTGAGCGCCTCAAAAAGAAGAAGGTTGTTGTCAATACCGTTTGTGTGGGCTCATGTTCTTCTATGGCGGCCGTAATCCTTGCGTCTGGCACTAAGGGCCATCGCTATGCTTACCCGTCCTCTCGTATTATGATCCATCAAGCTCGCATGATGATGGCTGGTGGTTCTTACGATGAAATGCAGAACGAAGCCAATGAATTGAGATACTGGACTGAAACTATCGCCAAGTCTTTTGCGAAGGTTTCTGGCAAGCCTCTTAAGGAAATTGAGAGGGCTATGAGTTATGATAACTATATGTCTGCACAGGATGCCAAGAAGTTTGGACTTGTAGACAAAGTTGAGGCAGTGATACCGTAATGGCAGATCTTTTTGAACGTATGCGTCAGAATTTAGGCGTTGCTCCCAAAGAGGAAGAACCTGAATGGGAGAACGAAACCTATGGCGACGAATATCACGATCCTTATGATGAAGACGATGATCCAAACATCAAACAGGAAATGATGGACGGCGCGACTCTGATGAAAGAAATCAAACTCCTCAGGGATAAAGACCCTGAGGTCTATAACAACATCTATAATACTGCGAAAGGTAAGACAAAGTTTAACGATGACTTCCTTTCGTATTTTACAGATGACGCTATGTTCGAGAAGTTGCTGAAGATGCGAGTCAAGGATAAGGAACACTTTTATTCTATCGTTCGTAGGTATGAATACTTCCTTAACTTGGCTGGCATGACCTTCGGTCACAGATTTATCGTCTTTCTTGAAGTTGAGAGCTTCCCCAAACCGCCTAACAAGTGAGTATAAATAATTTGAGGATTTTATGGGAAGTTTTAAAGATTTTGTAAATAACGGAAAAGCACCTACTATTAAGGAAGAACCACCTATGATACAAAGACCTAACGTTCAAAGCAACCGCACGGTCCCGCAGTCTATTAGACGTATTCCGCCTAAGCGTCCGCCGCGTTTGCCGAAGCGAGAGACTGATGTTCTCACTGAAGCAGAGAACACAATCGCTACTTTGCAGGAAAAGATTGAGCAGATCTTCTATCGTTTTGGTCTTGCCGGACTTGAACGACTTGATGAGGCTATCATTAACTGCGTAGAAAGCATGCTTCACCCAGATGCAGAAGTTAATGAAGGACTTCGCCCGTCTGCTGCTGCAGTTAACCGCACAGTCGGTAGAAAGGCTACCGCTGCTGCACCTCAGCGCCCGGCTGCTCAAAAGAAGCCAAGAACTGCCCTTGAAATCGCTGCTGCTGCACTTCGTGAATTGCCTCCTATGGATCCTAATCATGAAGAAGTCGCTGCTGCGCCTCAGCAGTCAGTTCAGAAGGCTGAAACTTATGGTGCTCCAGTTCCTCGCCCAGCCCCGCCTCCTCCACCTCCTCGTTATGAACAGGTAGACCCGATGGCAGCGCTTGAAGGCGAACAACTAAATGCTGAAGAACGTGCTATGCTTCAACAAGCACTTCAGGAAGCAGGAGACGAAACTATTGATGCGATGCCGGTCAATCGTGACATGAGCGCATTGTCACTTGCTGCACAGGCTTTACAGCGATAACTTATGAAGAAAAAGAACAACTCAAAAACTACAAAAGAATTTCAACCGAAAGAACTTAAGGACATGGTCCCTGTGAAGGGAAAAGTTCTAGAGGCTTTTCCCAACGCAATGTTTGATGTTTTGCTGGAAAACGGCGTCGTAATGGAAAGATGCCAAGTATGCGGCAAAATGCGAAGCAAGAATATACGAGTTCTTCCCGATGATGAAGTAATTGTGGGCATTAACATTTACGACAACACAAAGGGAAGAATCGTTTATCTGATAAGGAAGAAAGTATGAATATAATACCTGATTACAAGCCGGAGAGAAAGTATGGCTACTGGGAGTTGAAGAACACTCACCCAGAATGGGCAGAACTACTTGACGCTCAAAATCAGTGGGCTGCATACGAGCAGAAACCCAACTTTGCGGGCAATCCGACTGAGGTATTGAAACTTATTCCACAGACAGTGCGTGATGGCAAGGAAGATGACCGCATAGATGCTTGGATTTTATGATCGGAAGAGAATTTCATGACATACATGGCGGTTGGCATTACATAGAAGCAAAGAATTACGCCGACTGCAAACGTCAAATGGACGAAATAAATGAAGAATGCTTAAGAAACAAGAAACCGCTCGGTTTCTTTTCTTTGTTTAGACAAATAAATAGAATATGGAACCGACGGAAGTTGTAAACACACTGTGGGATAGAATTAACGAATGCCTTGAAGACGAAAACGGCCTATCTTGTATGCGCCGTCTTGTCAGAAATGCTAGTATGCTTTCTGCCTATATGGAATCGTTCGGCATTCTATCAGAAGCAAAGACTGCACTGTATACATTGAAGACAAAGAATAAGAAGATCTCTATGGGATCTCACAGCCGTGCAGTTGACAATGCGTTGGTGTTCATTTTCTTAAAGATGCTCATGACTTTGCCAACAAGAACAAAGGCATATCGTCTTGGCATCATTGACAAAGATGGTAGACTGATTAGACAGCCAAAGACAAAGGAAGAAGAGGACTGTATTTCAAACCTTGACTTGCTAATGTTTAAGCTTAGAAAGTGGCTTGCGTCAAGAGTGCAGTATCTATCTTCAGTTTCATGGCTTAAAGGAACAGACAATTCAATTCGTTTACAGAATTACTTCTCTAACGCTGAAACTGTTGCAAGACAGTATCAAGTTCAGAGAATAAATGCTGACTTGGAAAGACTTTTATCTAAAGGTAATTAAATGTCTGATTATTGCCCCGAATGTGAGAAGCAGCGGATCCTTTATGGATTTTGCTTGCAGGTTGGCGGCCAGTACATGACCAAGGTTAATGAAATCATGGCATGCTGCGCTGTCCCGACTACTGTGACTGCCTTTGATACGCTGACAGTCACCTTTACCCACAAAGGTAAAGAATACAAGATGAACAAGAAAGAGTTTTTAGCAAAGTCATGGAGAAAATATGATTCCTACTAGATTTAAGAGAGAATGCATCGCAGAGCTTATGAAGATCGGTCCTATGGACGAAACTGAAGCAGCTAAGTATTTCGCACTTGGCTATCAGAAGGCTATGGAAGATTGGGACAGCGACATTCCTATTGAAGAAACAGCAGAACCAGTTGAATTTGCTGAAGACATCTTTGATAGAGTTCTTGAAGGCGAATTTGAAGAGTCAGTAGAAATTGACGCAGATGATCTTATTCTAGATGAAGACTTCGGCATCGGAGTAGGTGGCATGACGGGCGCTGACCAGGGTATTCCTTGCGGTGGTGACTGCAAAGCCGTTGTTCCTTGCAGAATGGACGGTGGAAAACCGAAGCGTAGAATTTATTTCAAAAAGAAAAAGAAAAAGACAAAGAAAGGATAACTTATGGACAAATTTGAACAAGTAACTCAAATCGTTGACGGATACTTCTACACATTCAACTATGAAGCACTGAAAGATGATCCTAAATATGACAAGACGCCTTTCATTCTTTGTCTTGGTCCTCACCCAAAATCCCTAAACTGCTTTTTAGGTATCAACTTACATCGTGTTCCGTTGGAAGTAAGAGTCAAGTTCTTGCTGTTCTTGAACCAGCATTTTGATATGCAGAACGGCGACGAACGAATCGTTGACTTTATCACGATGGACGGCTTGAAGAATACATTCCCTGAAGTAAGAGCGGCAATTCGTTCATACAGCAGAAAAGGTGTTCGTAATTCATACCGCGTCAAAGGATGCGATGTCGGTAGATACATAGAATATGATGGCGACTTCATGATGAAGGAACCATCCGCTATTATGAACGAATACTGGAACGGTTATTCAGAAACAGTTAAGGCAGAAGGACGCGGTGAATTATAATCTGATCTATCATCACCTTATCACCAGAGGACTTACTAGAGAAGACTATGAAGATATAACTGAAAACCATCACATCATTCCAAGATCTGAAGGTGGAAGTAATAAGAAATCTAACAAAGTGGCGCTTACTCCTAAAGAACACCACTTAGCACATCTGTGCCTAATAAAAATGGGTATGTGTTTGAAGTACTGTTTCCGTCATCTTAACAGTAGACAATACATTAAGATGAAACAAGAGGAAAAAGTTAAGAAGCACCTCATATAGAAAGTTTTTATCAGTTGGGTATTGCCAAAATACCCAACTTTTGTTATTTTTGACAAAAAGGAACTATTATGATACTTAATACTGATATAGCAGCTGAATTTACTCAGAAACATAACTTACCTGCCCCGCTTTACATGAAGGGCGAACCTGAACGATTTTCAGACCGGTACATTTATCGCTTCATTATTCCGCTAGCTCAGGATACTGGTGATATTTACTACTGTCTATCATTTTACAGAACTGAAGAGAAAGAAAAATGGAAGACAGCTGAGGAAATGGAATTTGATGTCTGTCATTCTGACAACAAGTATCATCGTGGTCACGGCGAATGGGCAGTGACTGTTGAAAGACTTAAGATGCCTCTCACCAATTTAAGTGACCTCAGATTTGGGTATAACAGAGTTTACATTACATCAATGGCAAGATATCTTGGAAAAGATGACACGCTTGAAGGTTGTCTTTCTTGTCTTGATGATTATCG